CCCTTTTAACGCTTCGTGAGCGTGTTTCTCAGACATTGTAGCTATCTCGTGTGCGAGAGCAGCTTTTTGATCTTTATCTTCTATAAACTTGTCTAGCAAGCCAGTTACGGGTCCGACAAGTTGCGATACGATGCTCACTGCTTATCCTGACTTTTTGAGTTCATAACGATCCTCTTTTAGTTCTTCCACTTGTTGTTGCAGCTTAGAAACGGTTTCTTCTAGTAATTCTATCTTTAAATCTTGTCTGCTGTCAGCGGGAAGAGAGCCTAACTCTCCTCTAGGCCATTTGATTCTAAACTCGCTATTAGCCTCAACGTCCACCTGTTGAAGATCCATATCGTGCTCAAGGAAAGTAACCCTTTCAGTCAAACCAAAATATGCAAAAGACGCAACAGCAGTTGCAGCTAATAAAGATATAAGATTAGCTAAAGGTATGCGTATAGCAGTACCTTCGTTTAAATCAAGAGATTCCTTTTTTGCCATCTACACTGTCACCAAAATGTTCTGCCCAGTAGCTTTGGGCGTGGTGTAACTAAACTCTCCGTTTTTATACGTATACACTTTGGAGTCGTAGTAAGTTGTTACCACTTCACTCTTTCGATTAATTTCTCTGACTTGCAGCCTCTCCATCTCTATCTTTTGTATTTGATGTTTAGCATTCGGCGGTTGAGCCTGCACACTGTTTGGGAAAGGTGGTATATCAGTCATCGTCTTTCTTCTTCCTAGCAGGATCTCTAAAAACATATTTAGTGCCAGCTTCACCTGCTGGAATGACTCTTACTTCGCAATAACCGTCAAACTTAGTTGTCTTTTTACGCATCCAGTTGTGTTGGTGGACAGACTGATGAACCAGCGCATCGCGGTATTCAAGGCAAGAAGTTAGTTCTTGAAAATACAATTCAAGGCCAGTTGGTCTCCCGCCGGGGGTTAGAAGGACTAAAACGAATATCATTAACGTCATAGTCTTCTCTTTTGCTTCAATGCTTGTGTTCGTTCAGCTTGAGGGGCAACAAGCTCCCATGTCAGAACATCAACATCCGTCTGGTGGGCTGTACCAAGTATTCGAGGCATACTGTTTCTGATATAGATATACGCCCCATACCCGCACTGTTGGTAATTAAATCGCAGCCAATCCATCGCAACTTGATGTCTTTTGGCTGGAGGGTTTACAAGCTGTAACTTATTCCACTCTCGTAAATCACAAAACAGATTAGGATCTTCGGGGTCGTATTCTAATCTTACTGCTTCTGAAGCATTATTTGGATCAGTTGCGCCAGCTTTTCGTCCGTCGCTTTCAGCGTCTCCTGCTGTTGACTCAGACTGTCCACCACCGCTTTTATCTGCGTCTGATTGACCGCCGACAGTTGGCCGTTGGCTACTGCCTGTTCCGCTGTCTTTTTTACGGCTTGCTCGATTCTTTGCACTTCTGCATCAGTTGCTTCTGCCCTTGCTTGCATAGAACCCCATGCGATAGCTCCAGATAGTGCGGCGGCAGCAATAGGTAATGCCCATGTAGGCACTTTTATAGTGTTTGCCTCGCTCATGTTACGCTCCTAAGAACTGGGGAACCAAAAGGCTCCCGATGATTAAAATAATAACTCCCCATAACATTCGCTCGATGCGATCAAATCTTCTCGATCCATCGGTTAGTCTCTCTTCAATTCTTTCATACCGTAACGCACACTCACGTTCATGTGCATTTATTTCTTGCAAAGCTTTCTGCCCCTTTTCAACATCCATACCCATCGCTTTTGCAAGACCATCATCCATTACTTCTTTTTCTTGGGGGCTTTCTTTTGAAGTGTTCTTTCTATCTTGTCTGCCTGAGAAGCATGAAGCTTACTTGCTCCTCTTAACTCTTTAACAAGTTTTCTCTTTTGTGCGTCAGTCAAATCAGGCATCTTTGTTCTCCCCTGCTTGTTGTTTAGCCTTACCTATCGTCAGCGACATATATTCAATGATTGGGTATATGTATTTACCCATAAAAGCATCGTCTTTAGGTGTTGGCGTAGCAGCCGTTACTGCACTCGCGATGGTGACAATCGTAGTAACAAGCGTCCAAATTTCCATAAGATCCATTTTGCTCTCCTCCTACCACATCCAAGTGAGAACCATGTAAGGCATCACCACCAGAACAGCTAATACTGTTCCGACGATCAGTGAGTTGCCTCTTCTTCCCAAGGCTTGCCCTGAGAAGTTTCAACCACTTCATCATCTTGTCTTGACGCTGCTTCTTCTAGCGCAGCGTTCACTTTGGAGCTGTAGTCTTTCAACAGAACTTGTGCCTCTGATAGCTGCTCTTGCAACTGAGGGATTGTGTTCTGCAACTGACTCAACCTCTGCATATTCCGTTGAGTCTGAAAACTCAACTGTGACATCGGAATCTTCTTGTCGTTAAATACAACGGTGGCTTCTTTTTGTTCTTCACTCATCTATGCGCTCCAAGGTAAACCATCTGATTGTGCAGCTTTACGATCAATCTGTGCTTGAACTTTGGCTGTACGTTCAGCTTCTATTCTAGCTTTATACTCGTCGGCTGTCTCATCTTCTGGCCCACCAGAAGTTGGCCCTTTGTTGGCATCATAGATCCAGCCAAGCACATCGCTCTCTTTAAGATCTTTGTATGCTATAAAACCACTGTCTGACGCATCATAAGTAAAACGATTTTTACCACCATCAGTAGCTGACTCATCACCCCCTGCATCACTAGCTGCTAAAAGTTGCCAGTACACGAGTATTACCCCACCATCTGCGTCAACGTGCGTCATGTTGTTGACGCTCCATGTTGTTGTTATTGCCATTTTTAACTACCTCCTTCTAATGCAGCTACTTTTGTTTGCAATGTTTCTATCAACTCTTGCTGCTCTTGGATTGCTTTTACTAACACCGCTGTAAGTTTGCTATAATTAACAGATCCTGCTATCTCCTCTGTATCTGATTCTTCTTCGGTAAATACTGATTTAGCCATCATCCCAACAAGCTCTGGAACTACTTCCACAACTTCATCAGCAATAAAACCAACCTCTACATTTTTGTCGCCGTCTGTTCTTTTATATTTTTTTGGTGAAAGATTTTTAACAGCTTCTAACCCATAAGGAATATCTTCTATGTTTTCTTTTACAAGTCTGCTTGATGTATCGTAAGTTATATCGCCGTTTCCAGTGTTATATCTAAGATCAGCGTTTCCAGCACCCGAACTAAGATTTGGCATTGATACGCTGCCAGAGCTATTTATGGACATTCTTGAGGGGCCGTTAACCCCGAAGGACATGACGCTTGTATTATGATCGTAATTTATAAATCCTGCGCCAGTGTCTTGAGGATCACCGAAACGTATTTGTTGGCCGTTAGCATTTGGAGTTAAAAACTGAAGAAGAGCATCACCGTTTGATTCGAGACACAAAACAGAATTTGTTGCAGCGGTTACTCCTCCTGCGTCTCCGTCCCTCACATGTAAACGGCAGTCTGGTGTGGAAATCCCCATCCCAATCCGGTCATTCCCCGCATCAACAAACAACATAAATGCTTCGTTGTTGCTTTCTGCCCTAAAATTTAAATCTACGGAGTCTTCGTTGATGACGGTTTCATCACTGGCTAAAAACCTTGAGATTTGAGCACCAGCCAACTTCGTGTACAACTCAAAACGGCCATCTTCTGTTCCATCTGAAGCGTCTAGTATCCGCCCAGCAAAACCCGCATAAGTTACCGCTTGACCGGCATCATTACGCCCATCAAATTTGATCTCACCAATATAATCGTTATCTGCTGGACTAGCTGAGTTTCTATTTAGATTAAGAATAGGGCCAGTAGACGCATCTGTGTCTGAAGTTCTTAGGGTAAGATTATCTCCGTTATCAGACCTATCAAGGATTACACCACCGTCAGTAGTGAGCGTAAAAAAATCATTAGTGCCAAGAGCAGAGTTTTGACTTATTTTAAATGAGTCGCTGTCGCTGTCATCGATACCTATAGAAAAGTGAGTGGTGTTATTAGCGAGGAAGTTTATATAAGGGTCCGCGCTGCTTTCACCTTCAATGACAACCCTTGCGTTACCCGCGCCAGTGCCAAAAACATTTAACACGCCACCTAAATCTGTGGACGTACCGATGTTTACATGATCATTACCAGCATCCACAAACAGCATATTAGCGTTGCCGTCTGACTCCACTCTAAAATCAGCAGTAGAATTACCGGGATCATTGATAGTAACTTCACCAGAGTCTCTATCAATTCCAAATCTAGTAGCTACTGTTCCAGCAGCACCCGACTGAATTAAAAAGTCGTTTGCGCTTCCATCAAGTTTTAGCCTAAAACCGTTTGTAGCCGCATCACCAAAATTTGCGCCCTCAGATCCAGCGTTAGTCTCTAGCAAATCCACCGCCGCGCTATCAGCGGCGTTAGCTGAACCGCCACGCTCAAGTGTTATTTTGGCTATAGCCCCTAATTCTTCAATACGAGCATTACCGTCTACCGTTAATCCATCGAGGTTGGTTGTGCCGTCTACGTCTATGTCGCCTGAGATGTCTAAAGAAGCCACTACAGCCGTACCTGTAAGCGTAGGTGCAGTTAGTGATTTATTGGTTAGCGTTTGTGAGCCGGTAAGAGTTGCTACAGTGCTATCGATAGCAAAGGTCACAGCATTACCCGAACCACTGGTGTCTATACCAGTACCACCAGTAAACGTAAGGGTCTCTGAGTCTAAGTCTATGCTTAATGCACCACCAGAGTCTGCTTGGAAGTCTAGGTCTTCAGCGGTGATCTGTGCGTCTACATAAGCCTTAATAGATTGTTGAGAGGCAATACCTGTAGCACTATTTGAAGACATATCGTCTTCGTCAAGAAAAGCTTTACCATCTAATATATTTAACTCTGCTGCTGTAGAAGTAACACCGTCAAGGATGTTAAGTTCTGCTGTTGTAGCCGTAACGCCATCAAGAATGTTTAGTTCAGCAGCTGTGCTTGTCACACCATCAAGAATATTTAGTTCTGCTGCAGTAGACGTAACTCCATCTAGGATATTTAGCTCTGCAGTAGTGCTCGTTACTCCATCGAGTATGTTAAGTTCTGCTGTGCTTAAAGTAGCACCATCTAGGATATTTAGTTCTGCTGCTGTGGAAGTCGTAGCTAGGCTAACTGCACCACTAGATACTGTAAAGTCATTAGAATCAAAAGAAGCTACACCTTTGTTTGACGTAGTTGCCTCTTCAGCAGCAATGGTAACTGTGTTGCTTGTAGCGGACGTATCAATACCTTCACCACCAGCGATGGTTAGTGTTTCGCTATCTAGGTCAATAGCAATCGTACCGCTGTCTGAAGTAACGTCTAAGTCTTCTGCAGTTATCTGTGCGTCTACGTAAGCTTTAATTGACTGCTGGGAAGCGATACCTGTGGCACTGTTGGAAGACATATCGTCTTCATCGAGAAACGCTTTACCGTCTAGGATGTTGAGTTCAGCAGTTGTAGACGTTACACCGTCCATGATATTGAGTTCTGCCGTAGTCGCAGTAACTCCATCTAAAATGTTTAGCTCTGCTGCAGTTGACGTTACGCCGTCTAGGATGTTTAACTCAGAAGCAGTAGCAGTCACACCGTCCATGATGTTAAGTTCAGCTGCCGTAGCTGTGATATCTGTACCGTCTAAGTTGATAGCGTCAGTGTGTACTGTACCATCAAAGTAAGCATCTTTAAACTCAAGTGAGCTTGTACCTAGGTCTACATCATTATCTGTAACAGGTGCGATGACTCCATCAGCCATTGTGAACTGTGCTGTGCCAGCAGCAGTAAAAGCCAAAGTATCGGCTGCGCTAAAGAATAAACCACTGTTAGTATCACCAGTATTAGTAATAGAGGGATTCCCAGCAGAACCGTCAGGAAATGAAACAACTCCTGTGAATGTCGGGCTGGCGATGTCAGACTTCGTAGCAACCGCCGTAGATATGTTATCAAACTCTGTGTCAATTTCTGCTCCTCTAACTATTTTATTAGAGTCTCCAGAGACTAAAGAATCTTTAGCTGTAAAGTTAGTGGTTTTAGAATAGTTTGTCATATTAACTTACCTATTAAAGCTTCCGTCTTTAACTCCTGTATTGATAAAGACTTCCCATTTATTGTTGCGTCTATACCTATGGTAGCTACTTTACCTGTCCCTGTTGCTTTGATTTGTGCACTGTCAATAATAATTGATGCACTGTATTCTGAGTCTGCTACGTTATATTCTGAAACGCCGTACTCCGCTATCTTAGCGTCAGACAATGTTGCTGTCTGTTTTGTGTACGCTTCCTTATAATCATAACCCCAGTTAACAACTACAGAAGTATTCTGGCCTCCGATTACTGTAAAATCTATTTCCTTCAACATCTTTAGTCTTGAAGCATCTCCGTAGGATAACGGATTTGTGTAGTACTTCATAACATAAGGCGTTGCGTCATCTAAAAAGTCGCTGTACTTACCTATGCCCTTTGCAGAACCAAAATGTAATGTACCGTCATCTATCCTGTCTGCACACAGTATCTTAGTGTTAGGCCATGTAGTTACCCTATGGCTACCGTCCTCCAGTGTACCTCGCATATCAAAGCAGTACACTTTAGACGTAGTAGGTAAGAACAAAAGATAGAAAGCCTCCTCTGGACTAAACACTGATTTTATGTTAAGTGTTTCAGTATTTACGTCAGACATCAACTCGTCCCTGACGTTTTTAGATATGTCTCCTATCGGTGCTGACTTTTCCTGTATTGTTCTACCTAAACTTCTAACTCCTGAGTCAGACAAAAAGATTACGTCTGTTCCTGTGTTCTGTACACTGTCTCTAGCTATACAGCCTATATTTGTTACGCTGTCTGCTAGGGTCATCGATGCTGGAGCACTTGCACCTGAGTACAAAAGTATCGACTTCTTACCAAATATAACTAAAAAGTTATTGTGTGTAGCTAGTGCTACAATCTCGTCAAAACCTGTAGGCCATACAGTTTTAACGTCTAGGCTACCTGACGTGCCTGAGTTCCAATCAGTGCCGTCTAGTGTGTCAGAGAAGAACAGTGTATTCCTGTCTCCACTCACATCAGCAGCCCATATTCTACCAAACCCTGCTATAGCTTCATTAGCGTTTGGTGGTGTACCTGACGCTCCTGAGTGACTAGCTATAGTCTCTAACGTGCCTCCGTCCTGATATATTAACGGAGCATGGCCTGTCTGGAAAAAATACATATGGTCATTAAAGTTGACCATCTTCCAGTTGTTTGCAGATATTGTGTAACCACCCGGAGTTTCATCAGTTAGCGAGGTAGTACCACTAAATATCTTATTGTTACCAGCGGAGTATACTTTCTTACCGCCATCTAAAGCTATAAACTCTTTTACGCTTTCAGTGCCTATGCTAGACCCTAAGGCTGTCAAAGAGCTAGTTACTTTGTTTATACCTTTCCTAGCACCAATCCTACCAAACTTATCTATTATAGCATTTTCCGCTATGGATGCAAAGGACGGATCCTGATTAACAGGTGAGTCTTGAGTATTCAGTCCTCTGAAACCCGGAGCACCTATGTATATTACTTGTCGTTGCTGTGCCATTATACAGGTCTGTAAATATACTCTTCAGGATTTTTATATGCGTCATGTGCAATAGCATCTGACAAAGCAGTGTCAGCTAAAGCAAAGTAGTCCTGTGCTGTCGTACCTCCTGTTTCTCCACGTTCCCTAGCTAGTAAAGCTACGGCTAAATGTACTATCGGTTTCTCAGGTATTACTATCGTATCTGAGTCAGCAGACAAGTCTCCCGGTCTAATCAGTACATCAAAGCGTAATGAGTAAGTAGCATCAGGAGTAGGGTACAACTTTACTTTACTGTTGTTAGACCCATCTACACCTGAGAATGTGTACTTTTCAGGAGATCCGCTAACTGTGTCAGAGTTGTACTCTGCGTTAGCAAACCATGTAGGATTTTCGTACCGTACAAAAAAGTTAGAGGTGTCGTTAAGAACACTGTACAGTTTGATTCTGTCTCCGCTTCCTGTAATCGTGTACTCGTTAGTACCGCTGGAAGTAGATACTACTACAGTGCTTCGTAGCTCTGACCAATCATGTGAGTTTTCTACAGTAGTCTTGGCATCATTTATAAAGTCTCCTACCATCTTTGAGTAAGCTGTGTTAGCTACCCCGGATACCTCGTCTTCCCTAAGTCTTCTTAGAGCACTGTTTACTAAAGTTAAATATGTTGTGCTCATGCTACGTTCCTAAATAATCCTTGTAAAAAGTTAGGAGTCTCTACTTGTGGTAGTGGGTCTAGTAACTCTGGAGCTTGGTATGCAGGTTTGAACTCAAAGTTCTCAAATAGCGACTGTGTGACTCCTCCGGGCCTTAATAAGCCTATACCTAGGCCCAACCCTAACCCAGCACCTAAACCTGTTCCAAGGCCGTCTCCTGTCCCATCTCCTGCGTCTCCTGACCCTGTCCCTTCTCCTACATCCCCAGAACCAGTACTAGCATCTCCCTTATCTCCTGTTCCTGTGCTAGCTCCATCATCCCCAGCACCTTCATCTTCATCTTCATCACCAGTTGCAGGGTCTGTGGGGTCTGTGAGGTCTGTGAGATCTACAGGGTCTACTATAGAATCTACAGGATCTACAGGATCTACAGGGTCTACAGGGTCTACAGGATCTACTATAGAATCTACAGGATTTACAGGGTCTACAGGATCTACAGGGTCTACTACAGGATCTGTAGGAATTATTGGGTCTGTAGGTTCTACAGTAGTATCTATAGGATCTTCGGGGGGTGCTACTGTTCCTTCTCCAGTTTCAACATTTCCTCCTGAGAGATCTCCTATATCGGGAATATCAAAAAGATTTTCTTCTTCTGTTTCTACCGGCTCTGTAAACTCTTCTACTATTTCTCCTGTAAGTTCGTTTCTCCAATCATCAGTACCATCTTGCATTTCAGTAAATGTAGTTCCTGTTGGTACGTGAATCCATCCAAGTGGATTAACAGGATCTCGTTGCCATGGACCTTCTCTTTCTGTAGGATCTCCGATTCCAAGAGGATCTCCAGAATCTCCTGAAGAAATATTAGAACCAGTAAGAATTTCTATAACACTTGTATCGCTTTTTTCACCTTCTGAAGAGTCCTCCGCTTCTTCTGCGTCTTCTGCTGTATCTGTTGAAGCAGTATCTGTTTCTTCTGTTTCTGTCGGTATTACAGGAGGCTCTACTTCAGGTATAAAATCTTCGACTACTTCAGGTGCTGTAACAGGTATGTCTACCTCTTGTGTTTCTATAGTATCAGCCTGTGCTTCTTTTACAGAGGCCATAGAATCTCTTAGTATTTTAGCGTAGTCAGCAGCAGCTTTTTCTCCCATGATTCTGTCTCTAGAATCTTGTTCAGCTTGCCTTTGATCTGCTGCTTGTTTTAGCTTTACAGATTCATTGTATTTTTTTTCAGCATTAGACGCTGCTTTTCTAGCATTATCACGTTCTGTTTGTGCAGCAGCTATAGCTTGTTTTAACTGAATAGCTTCTTTTTGTTTGTCTATCTCAGCTTGTTTTAGTTGCTTTTGTAAGGTTTTGTAAAATGGCATTTTAGTAGCCCTAAAACCGTACTGTCTTTTTTGATCGTCTATTCTCTTTTTGTAACTAGCTATAGTCTCATCATAGCTTTCATTGCTTTCCTGAAGAGCTTCAGTAGCCGTAGTTACTTCCTCGTTTGCATTTTGTAAAGCTTCTTCAGCAGTATTGAGAGTATTTAAGAAACCTTGAGTAGCGTCTACTGTCGTTGTGTCTTCCTCTTCCTCTTCTTCTTGTTGAGATAAACCTTTACCTGTTAAATAAGCAAGATAAGGGTTTATTCCTTCACCAGATAAGTAATCGTCAGCAGGG